ACTACGTGTCCATGATTAGAGAATGCATTGAATATCATTTCTTCTTTGTATCTAGCCATTGCTCTACCCATTTTTCTTACGTTTATTCCTAATATGTCCCAAGATGAGTCTGCTATAGCTTCTTCTGTTATAGATACTTTAACACCTATCTTCTTAACTCTTATTTCTAGAGTTGCGTTTTCTAGTGTGTTGTAATCTAATGCAGTCTCTTTGTATCTTGTTCCTTCTCCAACTTCGTAAGCAGTTACTTCACCAACAACTGGTATAACGTATACCGCAGAGTTTCCTCCTTCTACTCTTACTGTATTGAAGAATCTTGTTCCTAAATATTCTGGCTCAGCTGCTTCTCTTAATTTACCTTCTATTACTTTAGGTATTAACTTAACAGCATCTGTTGTAGTTATAGCTTCTTGTATTGTAGCTTTACCTTGAGAATAATCTCCGTGTATATTTCTAGCCATTTTTTCAACCATTTCTAATGATTCCATTGTTATCGGTGTAGACTTTCCAGCTTGAGTTGCTTTTTCAACTTGAGCTTTAAGTCTGTCTATATTACTTAAAGTTTCTTGTAAACCGTACATTTTGTATATTTCCTCCTCGAAAAATAATTTAATTTTAATTATTCTGTTTTTATTTTTTAATTTTCGTATTTACATTTTTTATGTAGAGGGGAGACTTGCTCCCCTTAATAGTTCTATTATATTAATCAATCAATACTGATTTCTAATTTTTAATTATTTTTGTAATAATACTGAAACTACTCCTTGACATCCATCCCAGTCTAAGTAAGTTGGAACCCCAGCCATACCTCTCTTAACGTAAGATACGTTAACTGGCTTCTTGCTTCCATCACCTTCAGTTTTTTGAACTAAAGATATTAAACCTTTGTGTAAGTCAACATATTGTATAGTGAATTCACCAACTTCAGCGTTAGCTGCTATAGAAACTGCATTTGAATCTCCTATTTTTATTTTAGCTGATTCTATATCAGTTTCAGGTAATCTTATCATCATTTCTTGAGCTCCTGCTAATTCTTTAGCAACTGTTAAATGAGTTATAGTCAATGTTTCACCAGCACCATATTCTTTAGATACAGCATTTTGTCCATCTGTTAAACCTGGTATACCTCTATCTAATCTATGTGCTTCGTCTAATCTTGGGTCAAATGCACCTTCTCTTGATGAAGCTAACATATGTAAGTCATTAAATATGTAGCCCTTTTCATATGGGTATCCTGGGTAAGTGAAATCTGATTGTAACATTGTTGGAGGATTAGTTACGAAATCTTCTCCAGCTCTGTTAGAGTTTGGCCATATATATGGGTTAAAGTCATTAAAGTTCTTTCTGTCTGATAATGCCCATTGAGCAAATCTAGCAGCACCTTCTGGTAATAAAGACTTATCTGTAGAGTAAACTTGTCCTACAACTTGTTGTCTTTCTTTTTCGTATTCAGCAACCGACATTGCTTTAACTTTATCTGGTATTGATAATGGAGATATTGTCATTCTTCCGTTTAAGTCAGCTTTTACTAAATCTCCTGGCTTAACAGCTCCGTATATAGAACCCCATGGGTTTCCTTCAGCTTTTTCACCATCTATGAACCAAGGCATATCTACTAATGCATCTGTATGTATTGGTCCTGGCATGATACCGTTGAACGCATCTACGTCTCTAGTGTATTCATTTCTTCCCATTATTCCTAATGGTATATTTGCAGGTCTTATAGTTTCTTTTTTGTCACCTTGGTGTTTTCCATCTATATCAGCTTGGAAAGTTTCAGTAGCTTTTTTCCAGCAAGCAAATCCTTTAGATGTATCTAATTCAACATCTTCTCCACCGTTAGCTAATGTTAATGCATTGAAATAATGTAAAGTATCTGTATCCATTACTGTTAAATATGGGTCAGCAGCAACTATTCTACCTTTAGGCATAACTATTTGGTTGTATCCGTAAGCCCATCCGTATCTAAACATTGCTTTTAATCTTGGGTCCATAGCGTATTTTATATTTAATACATCATGTTCATTCATTAATAATGCGTTATTAGTTCTATTTATTCTATCGTCGTTTGTTCTGTGTCCTGGGAATCCAGCATTCTTGAATGCTTCACCTCTTGCACCAGGTTGTAATACCTCTCTTGATGAGAAGCTATATGGTTGTAATGCCATTGTATATTCACACTCCTTGAATTATTAGTTTAAATTAAAATATGTTTGAAAATAATTTTATGTATTCGTCTTCGATACTGTTATTACTATCTTCTAATGATTCTTTTACATTTTGAATTTTAGAATTTTCTTTTGAAGTATTATCTTTAGCTTCTGAAACAGCTGCTGGAGAAGTTAAAGTTTGCATTCCAAATACTTTCTTTTGTACTTCTGTAAATTCATTTAATTGTTTTATAGTTGATTTTAATGTATCTTCAGAACTTTCTAATAAGCTTGCTTCATCTTCAGCTGGTAAGTTTAATGTAGCTCTTAAAACATTTACTTGTTCTACTAAAGCTTTCTTTTCTTTTGCTTGATATTCAACTAACTTAGCTTCAGCTGATTCTTTTAATCTTTTTTCATTATCAACTTTATTAGTTAATTTTTCATTTTCAGTTTTTAAAGTTTTTACTTCTTTTTTTAATTTTGCTATTTCTTCTTTAGCATCTTCTAATTCTTTTTTAAATTTGTCATCTTCTTCAGTTTCTTCTTTATCTTCCTTAGCTTCATCTTCCTTGTTTTCATCTTCTTCTTTAGACTCTTCTTTGTTATCATCTTTAGATTCAGACTCTTTACCTTCTTCAGACTTAGGAGCTTCTTCTTGCTCTTTTTCTTTATTATCTTCGTCTTTAGTAGGTTCTTTAGGTTCATCAGCTTTAGGCTCTTCTTTAGTTTCAGGTGCTTGTACTTCTGCATCCTTTTTTACTTCTTCGTCTACTTGTGTACCTTCTTGAGTTTCTGTAGACTCTTGTATAGAATCAACTATTTGTTGTGTAGATTTTATTAAATCTTCAAATATGTTATCCACTGATTCCTTCACCTCACTCTTCTTTTTCTTAATTGCTTCATACACTCTCAAGTTATGAGCATATATATCTGATGGAACTATTACATAAGAAACTTCTTTTGGTTCCATCTTATTTATTATCCAATAGCAAAGCTTACCATCGTAAGTTTCACCTTTTTCGTGTTCACACAATCCTTCTTCAGCTAGATTTGTTCCACATATAGAACATCTTAAGTCATGTGCTATAACACCTATTGATACAGTAGAAAGTGTACCGTTTTTAATACCTTTCTTACCTTCTTCATCTCCTATGTTAGCTGTAAATACTAATGCAGGAGTTCCAGTTCTTGTTTCAGCTTCTTTGTATTCAACTGATTTTATTCTACCTATTATTACTCCATCTTTTTCATTATGATGCATTATAACAGGTCTCTCATATGGGTTAGTCCAATAAGGAACAGAATCTTTAAGGCATTCTGGTGAATAATAAGTATTATTTCTTGTTACTCTTGAATGTATTGCTTCTATATCTACCATTAGAGAGTTTTCATCTATATACGTTTCTACACTAGACTCTGTCATATTCTTTAACTTAGTCGGTGTATGATTTACTGAAACAAATTCATGTCCAACATATTCTTTAATTTCTATTGCCATTTTTCTTTTCTTCACCTGCCTTTTCCTTATTGTAAGTTATCTCGCAATCGCAGAATGAATGATATGCTGGGATATCATCAACAGAGAAAGCTCTAGTATCTATGTTATCATTTCTACCTTCGGCATCTTTTTCACTGTTAAATATAATATATGCTTTATCTACATTGAGTAATGCACCTGTTTTTGTATAAGAATACCAATAAGCTTTTCTTACTATAAAATCTGATATGAATTTAAGCTTGTATTCATATTTTTCAAAACAAGCAGAAATGTTATTTTTATCCTCTTCTATAGCTAATTTAAGTGTTTTAACTAACTTACTAAAAGCTATATCAGATTCTTCATAAAAATCTTTCATACTGATGCTGTCACTAGGTAACAATTTATCTGTTTTATTAACAGCGTTTATTTCTTCTGTTGCGTCCATTATAGCTTGCATAGAGTATTCATCTATATGCTTAGATAAATTAGCTACTAATGCATTCTTTAATATAGAACTAATCACTTCTAGATTTTCACCCTGTTCTAATTCTTCACAAGCAAAGTCATAACACTTAAAAACATCTTTAAATTGTCCTCTATGATTATCTATCTCTAGACCCTCTTTTATTTTTGCGGAATGAGTACCATGTTGATTTTGTGGTCTATTATTAGTACTTACCGCTTTGCTGGGCCCTTGCGATTTATTGCTTCTCGGTGCTTTATTACCAGTAGATGAACCACTATTACCAGAAGTTGTTTTATTTTGTGAATTTATTCTTGCTAATTCTTTCTGATGTTCAGCAGTTCTATCTACTTGAGCTAATGCAGCTTTTGTTTCTATCATCTCTTTATATAGTCTAGATTCATCTTCAACACTATCTTTCATTCCCATTCTTCTTCTTGATTCTTCGAATGTAGTCATGTTAGATTGATACTTAAGCATTTCATGATTTTCTTTCTTAACTTTTGTTTCAAGAGAGATTTCTTCAAATTCATATTCAACAATATCTTCTTCATTTAATATAGGGTTATATCCACCTTCAAATAATAATTCATTTAATATCTTTTCTTTTATAAAGATACTCATTATTCTTTGTATGTATTTAACTGTATCGTGTATTTGTGCTTCCATAGATTCAGAGTCTTGCTTAGCTCCTCCTCTACCCATTTGTGATGCAGATACTCCTAAAGCAGAGAATACTCTATCTTCGAAATATTTTAAATATCCTTCAGCATTTAGAGCTGTACCTTCAGCACCTATTGCTTTTATAGCCGTTCTTTCATTAGTAACTACTATACCATCTAAAGTAGAACGTTCAATTTCATTCTGAGCTTTATATATCTCAGGTTGTGTTGCTTGCATTCCTGGTTGTGGTAAACCTACTATCCATTGATATAAAGGCATTGAGAATCTATATACAAGTGCAGTTACATTACCTTCTATTTTTCTTAATAGCTTAACATCTTCTAATGCTGCTATTACTCTAGGTGTACCATATGCATTATTTGCATCTTTGTCTATAAACATATGTATTATATCTCTAGGGAAAAATTCTCTTATATTATCTCCATAACCTTGTTCATATTTAACTACGTTACCGTTCTTATCTCTTTTTATTTTAACAGATGCAGGGTCTACTCTAAAGTATCCTCCTACTATTTTATCTGCTAACATAGGACGAGCATTTATTCCAACTATATTATCTACTCTTCTTTTAACTAAGAAAGCATTAGAATACTTAACTAAGTCATCAGCAACTTCTTGGAATAATATCTCCATAGGTTTTTGTGTCATAAAAGACATCATTCTAAATCTTTTCTCTAAATATGACACTCTTTCATCTTCACCTTTAAGATTAGCTCCTGCTTTATAAATAAGATAAGAATATTTACTGAATGATATTTTTACATATGAATCAGATTCAGATGCCTCTTTGATTTCCCATAGATTATATTCAGGTCTTTGGAATCTCTCTCTGGCATCAGACTGCCTCTGAATTCCACCTATAGCTTTTAAAACAAAGTCCTTCATTTTCTTATTGTTGATATTAATTTTAGGTATTTTGTTTTCATCTACTTCTATAGGCTCACGCTTTTCATCAATAGCTTGTTTTCTTCTAGAACTGAATAAAGCCATTCTCTTCACCTATCTTTCTTATTATTTTTCTTTTACTATAGCTAATATATCTGTTTCCTTTAATATTAAATATTTATCTTGACCAGACATTACTTGTGTACCTGCATACTTATTATACATTACTTGTTGTCCAGCCTTTATTGATAACGGTAATACAGTTCCATTATTTAAAGTTCTTCCTTCTCCTACTGCAACTACTTCACCTATTTCCATTCTTAATGATTGTTCAGTCCCTTGATTCATTACTATTAATCCTGACTGTCTTACTTCTTCTCTTTCTCTATCTTTTATTTTTAAAACTACATTATCTGCTATTGGTTGTAATATCATTATTTTATACCTTTCCCTTCTATTAATGTTTGTTTAGATTTTATTTCGATTATCCACGTCTTTAATGTATCATCTAATATATCTACTGAACTCTTTAAATATCTAAATAAGTTTCCATATGCTATATCATATTTCTTATCATATGTTAATTGCATACCTTGTAGAATATTATTATTCATTTGTTCTGTTTTATTAACAGCTTCTTTTTCTTCTATATTTGCATATCTTAATCTTAATTCATACATAGCTTTAAATTGTTTAAGATGTGTTATAGTTTCTTCTGCATTAAAGATAGTGGCATAATAATCTATTTTCATAGTTCTAGTAATTTGATTTCTTAAAGCTGAATCTAACAAATGTTTTGCTTCGCTTTTAACATCACTACTACTTAATAGTATATTATCAACTAACATAGCAATTTCATCTGTTGGTTTATTCAAAACTGCTGGCACTAAATTAGTCCAATAATTAGACAAAGCATTATGTAAGCTAGTAAAGTAATCATCAAATAAATCTGTTAAGTTCTTAATATACTCTTTTTCTATTATCTCTTGTTTAGTATGCTCTTCTTTCACTATAGGGAATGAGTCAACATCTTCCCAAAAGTTATCTTCACTAAATTCAGGTTCTCTATCTGGTGCTTCCGTTTCTGTATCTGGAGTTTCATAATTCCATTCCCATTCTTCAGGTACTCTATCATATATATTCCCTTCTAATTCATCTCTAACAAAATCCATTATAGGGTCAAATACTTCTCCTACTATATCAGATGCATCACCTGGTAGCTTATTAATTAAAGTGTCTATAACCTCCATTTGGTCTACTACATCTTCTATAATGTTATTAGTATCTTGATTATCTTCTGTATTATCTTGGCTATTAAATATAGCACTAGCATCTGAAGTATATTCATCTGTATATTTCAAATCAGGTCTATAACCAATTAGTCTTTCTTCTTGCATTAATAGCAACTCCTTTCTTAATTAGGTTTATATTTATATTATAAAAGCGACAGCATAATAACCGTCGCTTATATATTACTATATTTTATCTTCCAAAACCTCTACCGAAGCTTGTTCTTCCAAATCCACCTGAACTTCTTGAACCCCATGAAGAACCTCCTCCATATCTAGGAGACTTATAAGACTCATCTACTTTTACCCATCTTTGTCTATCACCTGGTAAGTCTTCGAAGTCAGTATTATTATAGAAGTCTACTATTCTATTATCAGAAGATGCTCTTGTTTCAGACTCTATTTTAGCAGCCATACCTCCTATTTGTTTATGAGATATAACAAATTCAGAAGTAACTTCTGGCTCTTGTATCATTCCTGTTAAGTCTTTAAATTCAAGTACCATTGCTAAATAAGCAAGTCCTAATGCATCAACAAAGTGTTCGTTCTCTGATGTATATTTAGGAACACCAGACTCGGTCATTTTAACAACCTCATAATCTGTTAATTGCTTAGCTAGTGTAGTATCATATGGAGATAATATTATCTTATCTCTTTCAAATGCTATTTGTAATTGGTTTACCATAAATGGCTTAAGAGGTTTCTTTTCAAATTCTTTAGTTATTGGGTCCATTATATCTAACTTATTAGCAAAGGACCATCTTTTAACTTTTGACTTTAATCCTGTATGAGGATTCTCTTCACCTATAATATGTAGTCTTTCTATTTGGTATTCTCCTGAACCAGCATCACAATATATCCATGAAGGATTATATATCTCGTTCAGTTCTACTATTGTGTTAATAGCTGCATCATAACTATATTCAGAACGAGGAACCTCAACTCTTTTAAATACTTTAAACTTACCTAGTCTTGTATCATAGTCTAATATAAGTATAGAACTGTTAGCTCCATATTTATCCCAGTCTACTCCCATAGTTCTAAATATATTTCTAGGAGCTTTAAAAGATTGATTGTACATAAGTATTTCTGGTTCATTACCTTCTTCAATACATTTCTTTTGTTGGAAATAGTCTAAAGGATTATAAGCATAATTTAAAACCTTTTGTGCTGCATCTAACTTATCTTTATCGAAAACCCCTGTTTCTTGTGTACCGAATTCTGCAAGAACCTCGTGAACATAACCTTCAGCTGTTAACTGTGCTCTAAGTTCTGCTTCCATTTGGTCATTCCAGTTAGGGTTGTGTGTGGATGGATGGAAATGTTGAGAATAATTCATTGAAGGGTCTGTACACATTCTATAGAAGTGACTACGCTTACCTAATGGAGTAGAAGAAACAGTTATACCTATTTCTGCTCTCTCTATGGCAACAGCAGCAACAACTTCGAAACAATATTCAGACATGAAGTCTATCTCATCTATAAATATCCAGTCAGCTCTTTGTCCACGGACAGAAGCTGCATCATCACCTGTAGTAAATCCTAATATCATTGAACCATTAGCAAATTCTATTTTAGCTGGGTTCTTTGTACTAGAGACTACTGCCTGTTTAACTAAAGGACTTTCTGATATTAACTCATTAAGACGTGTAAACATGTTACGTATTTGGTTTTCATATGGTGCTGCCATAAGTACACGGAAGTTTTTCTTAGTGAATGCTAAGTATAACATCTCAACAACCATCGTCTCTGTATTATGAGTTATAAAATCTTCGGCAATAAAATTCATAGTTAATGGCACAGATAAATCATATGTCTGCATCTCTCCTAATGACTCTATGCTTACTATCTCATCAAATATAAAATCACCATCTGCAAAGTTCTTTAAATCCTCATTATCTAATATCTCTGCAAATTCTCTTAATCTACTTCTTTGTATATCATAATTCATTCTAAGTCTTGCATGTTTATTAGACTTACATAAATCTGCTTTAGATAATCCTTGTCTCACTCTATCTTCTTCTACGAATTCTAATATTTCTTTAGGAAGATAAGTGTCATATTTATTGTTCTTAATAGCTGATTCAAATGCTGCCTTACATGCTTCTTCTTTAGAGAATATGCCTATCTCTTTATAGAACTTAATAACATCATTAGAGTTTGTTATTAATAGCTGATATGATATTTTTATATCTCCATTATATTTAGCTTTCTTTACATTAACATAAGAATTAATACCAAACTTTAATAACAGATGTTGTATGTCAGCTATTAACTCTCTAGATACAGAACAGTAACCTATTTGTTGTTTATTATTTTTAGTATGAGCCCATCCATCTGTAGCATACAATCTAGATAAGAATAAAGCCGTATCATTTCTATCTAAATTAAATATCTCACTAGGTATAGTTTTTGTATGAGCTGTTTTACCATAAACACCATGATGCTCTAATATTTCTTTTATCTTATTAGGATATGTTCTATTATTTCTGTTTTGCTTTTTAACTATATTAAAATCTATATCACGATTACTAGCATACTGAACCATTTCACAATCAAAGTAATTAACAGCTCTCTCCATTTCTTTTCTAATAGCTTCTGATGCTGTACAGAATCTTATTGTCTTGCTAGAACAATTGCCATCTCCTATCATATAAGCTAGTAACTTTATTTCATTCTCATTTATATAATGGTTTCCAAAAAAGCCCATATTACCTGCTAATGCTACTTTATCACCAGGTTTTAAGAAATCTATTGCCATCCAACCTTTAGCCGTAAAAAGAGGATGGTTGCCTGTTGCATCAATATGTCTACCTGTTTTTGTAGTTACTCTGAATACTTCTTTTATACCGTTATCCAGTATTTCATTAGTAAAGTGAGCAGATAACTTATAATCATCTGTCATAGTAACTAAATGTGCTTTACCTTGTTTATATAATTCTTCTACTGGAACTCTGTCTCCAGTTCTAGGGTCATATACTCTTGTATGACCTGGTAAACACTTACCGATACGTCTTCCACATCTATAAACTTTTCTAGTGTGCTTATCTCTAAGCATTTCTACTTGATACCATCTTGCTGTCCATGGTACTATCTTTTTCTCTCTAGGGTCAAAAGTTCTTAAGAAAGCTTGTGCCCATTTAATAGGGTCATCAAATATTTCTTTTAACTTCGCCGCCTCAGCTTTTGCTAAAGCCATTGTATCACTCCTTTATTTATCTTAAATCAATAGGAACTAATTCTCCATATTCATTACCTATATAGTAGTCATTTGTACTTGTATCAAATATTAATTGACCTGTAGCTGCATATTCAGGCATTATATTAGTCACTATTACAGTATCATTATTAAATGAATGTGTATCTAATTCTGTAGCCATTATATATCGTCTTGGATTCAGACTATTTAATATAGTTTCCATTGACATACTTGATATAGGTGTGCCTATTACATTTATCTTATAATCACTGCTACGTGCTGTAAGCATTCTTGCTCTATTAATAACATTATCTATTCCTGACTGATGATAAAATTCAACTATATGCACCTCATTTAATTTATGCCCCCTCATATCAGATTCTGATGAGAATAAACTTACTTGACTATTGTTATGCATTTTTATAGTAAGAATAGATTTATTACAAGAACTTATTTGATTATCCATGTTTATTTCTGTAAACAAATCTTTAATTTGTTCATATAATATTCTAGCTGAATCTCTTGAAATACATAATACTCCTATTCTGTAATTATCATTAAGAAGCAATTGTAAAACTATCTTAACAGCTGTTATTAAATTTTTACCATATCTCCTTGGGGCCGTCATTAATAAATCAGCGTCTTCATTAAATATGTAAGCTAACTGTTCATTAGTGAATGTTATATTTAATCTTTCTTCTATCATATTTACTAATACGTATTTAGGGTTCATCATTTTCACATATCTCCTTAAAATAAAATTTATTTAATGATTATATTATATTAAAGTCTATGCATATATTGAGCTTCGTTGCCCATTATAGATTGTTGTAAGTTATACTGACTCATCTTCGCTAATTCCATACCAGCTTGTCTCATAGTAGCTAGTTGTTGTGTATCTTGGAATTGAGCTTCACCAAAAGTTTGTATTCTTGCAGTACTATTCATCTTTCTTGTTATGTTTTGTGTAGCTTCTATACCACTAACAGCTAATGTAGGCAATTGCTTTGCTAACATAACTGGCATCATCCAACCACCTAGCATTTCCCCTGCTACAAATAGTGTCCCCGCTTTAGCACCTGCTTTTAAGACACCATCTCCAGAGTTTCTTGATTCATTATAATCACTAACAGCGAATCCTAAGTTCATTAACGCATTAAGGTTTCTACCACTAAGAGCTTTTTTAAGATATTGATTACCTACATCTTCTGCTCCTTCAGCAACTGCTCTTGCTGTATTATTAGTAACTGAACCTACTAACTCACCATTAGCTTTTGAACTAACAGCATAAGAATTTTTTGCAGTATGGAAATTAAGATTCTTACCTTTTAACCTATTTACCCCTTCTGCTGTATCAGGTCTATTAAGTCTACTTCTAGTAGTTTGATTATTATACCTATCTGTTAATCTTGCCTTAGCTGTTAAAAAGTCTTCTTGGTTATCAAAGACACCCATTCTATTTAACTTATTCAAATAAGCATGTGCTTCTCCACTTGAGGAGTGTACTCCAAAAGCATCTTCTATGATACCGTTAATTCTTGAGTTTCTGGCTTGTTCTTTTTGTTGAATAGCTTTCTTAGTATCAAATTTCTGATTCATTTGTAAAGCTTCGGCATGCATAGCATCCATATCTCTTACATCTATATCTATATTGTCTGCATAAAATTTTTCTTGTTGAGCTTTAAGCTGTAACTCTGTTTCATAACGAGCTTCTTTTATAACTGAATCATTTGTCTTATAAGTTATATTATTTAATAGCTCTTCATTAGTAGAGTAAGCTTTATTTATTATATCATCTACAGTACGAATATTATTTTCTTGTATTGCTTCAGCATGGGCTTCATCTACTATCTCTTGCCAAGCTGCCATTGCTTTTTGTTCTTTTGCTTGTCTAGATTGTTCTTGTCTTAACCTAGCTTCTTCTTTTTTCTTTCTACCTTTTTGAGCCATATTACATCATACCTCCATGTCTTAGATTATTAAGAGCAAATACTAAATCTCCTGTTGCTCCACCATTTTGTGCATAAGCTGGTACTCTAGGTGCACTTGTTACTGGTTGATTATCATAATTAGTTCCTTGTCTACTTTTATTCCATGACTTAACAGCTTCTGGAGTTCCTGCTCCCATTTGAAATGTAGCCGCCGCTGCGACACCTAATCCTGTAGCTTTCATACCAAAAGGCAATAAGTTATCTCCACCTGTAGTTATTAATGGTTTTGATACAGCTGTTAATGTATTAAGACTTGTTTTAATTCTCCTATTAATATCATCAGCTAATAATGCTTTGTTAGATGCAAGTATAGGAGCACCTGATACATTTTTATTTAATTTAAGATTACCTATCTTTAATTCTGGAACTCTTCCTATTTGTTTATAAGAGTCAGGGTCAGTTAATGTATTCTTAATAACTTTACCTACACCAGATTCAACTGCTTTACCTATATTCTGATATGTTTCTTTTTTAACAGCTGCACCGACTGCTTTTTCTCCTGTCTTCCAAACTTTCTCTGCGGCACCTGCTATTGGCTCAACAGAATTACTAATTCCTCTAAATGTACCTTTAAGCACTCCTTGTACTGGTCTAGAATGAAGCACACCTAAAGTTAAGTTAGAGACCGTATCTGTTAATTTGCCTACAACTTTACCTAATCCCATATTGTATCACCTCTCTATATTTAAAAATAGTGCAGTCGTTATAACTGCACTTTTCTATTACTTCTATTATCTTATATAAATGGTAAACCTGGAATATTTATATTTCCATATCTATCTCTATATAATCCACCACCAGTAGCAACTCTACCTGCTACACCAGCAGTAGCCATTGTACCAGCAACTTTTCTTTTAGAGATTCTAGTTCCATTAGGTGCAGATTTATCTACTACCGAATGAGCTGCTTTAATAGCTTCTTTAAAATCAACTTTACCAGCACCTTTATCTAAATTATGTATAGTACTTGCTATACCAGTAGTCATTGTATTATTAAGAGCTTTTTTACCAACCTTAGCTCCAAATTGACCAGCTGAAGAATTGAGTGCTTGTTGAGCAGCTTTTCTACTATTTGCATCTAATGCTTCTCTACCTGCTTTACTAGCTACAGGTCTTAAACTTTCATTTAATCCAGCAGCGAAATTAAGCATGTTTTTTGCTATCTTTGCTCCACTTGCCATATCATATCACCTCTTTTAATTTAATATTTTATTGCTATTAAACTATTACTTGATATTGTCTGGTTTTTCTTCTATGATAAATTCTGTATCGTTTAAAGCAGAAGCAAGTATATCTTGTATAGAATCTGTTTTGTCTTCTTGACCTTTTCTACTCTTACGAGTTCCTAACATCATTTCTAATAATTTTTCTTTTCTATTAAGATTACGTTCATATATTTCATATGCTTTAGATACTTCTGGTCTTGTAAATTGTTCTCCTGATTCTGTCATACCAGCTACAACTTCAGTAATAGGAGTTTGCTCTTCAGATATTAATGCTTTAGTTCTTTCTAACATTATATCTATATTTATTAATTCAGATACTATTGTGCTATCAGTAAAACTAGCCGCATCTAAATCATAATCTTGCATATACCCTGCATATCTTGTTTCTATTAATGCTGTCTCCCATGGACACTTCTCTCCAAACGGAGCTAATCCATATGGAAGCAATGCACAAGTATTAGAATAAGGACATGTATCTGATTTACAAGTTATAGGTACTTTTGCATATAATCCTGTTTTAGTAGATAACATGGCCATCGCTGCCCTCTTAGCTTCTATTCCTAAACCACTATGACCCCACACATTGCCTATATTAGCTTCAAATCTTTGTCTAGCTTCTATAGCATCTCTATTTTGAACTTCTTCTAGTTCGTTTCTTAAGTCCATTTATTACACCTCCCATTTGTTAGACTCGTCGTTTCTATATTCCTCTCTTTCTATTTCTTTAATAGCTTCTTCTGATAATGTATCTTTTTTAACTTCAAAATCACATCCATCTGCTAATATAAATTCATATAAGATATTAAAATCATTTGTTCCAAATACTTCTTCTACTATTTCCACATTAGTTAATTTATATCTAGCTGACTCTATACCTACAATTCCTTCTATATAGTTGTGCATAGATAATTGTCCTGATGCTATTAATATATCTCCATCATCAGTTTGAACTTTACTTATCTTAAATGTCATCCTTCCTTGTACTTCTATTACCTCATTTTCATCTGTTGTTATTAATAGCTTTGCCATTTTAACACCTCCATATTTTCTTATATCTATATTATATAAACCTTTATGCCCACATCCCTTTATTAACTTTATATTAATTAGTCTGAATATTCTGAAAACTTTCCCTAGATAGAAATTTTGTATATTATATTTAAATTGTCAGAAAATTCTAAAAACTCTATTGAAAATAAAAAATTTATAATTTTTCGAGGCGGTAACAGGTTTATTGATAGTGTTAATGAAGCTAGAATTTTAGCCCCAGGTATACTAAGTATGATTAGTATGCTTGATGTATAATCTATCTCACTGCATGACACTATGCACTCTGATGCTAATTGTAATTAAATCTTAATAGGTAGATAGACAATGATATTTAACTCATAAAAAGAGTTCATACATTGCTATTAAGATAAAGGCAAAGACTGTTTAAATGTTAATTGACACAATAGTCAAGTCAACATGCTATGTCTTAAATGACAACACTTGTAGGGTAAGTAAATATACTTATCCTCTATTAATGCAACCATGTTATATAACATGTAGGTCACAAGTCCTAGTAAATGCAGAGTGGTAGACAATAATATTATAACAAATAAGGAGATAAACAAATGACAACAAAGACAATAGTAAAGAAAACAATAAAGAAAGTAGTTAAGACAATAGCTTTAGAAGTAGCAGAGGTAAACAATAATAACAAACATGTAGTTGAATTAGTTAAAATAGAAAAGGCTTTTAAAAGAGCTTATAAAATAACTAAGAATGTAAGATATGTAGATGTAAAGGCTAAAGGGTTTATAACTAAACCTAATGTAAAAGGTTATCATGCAGATAGTGAGATAGTAGTGTTTTTAGATGGTAACTTAAGAAAGAATGCAGAGACATTACTACACGAACTAACACATGCATATCAAGCACAACACATGACTAGACAATTTAAAGCAAGTAGACAACAAATGAAAACAGGGCAAGTAAGCTATAAGCACAGTTGGCATGAAACACATGCTAGACATTGTGCTAAGCTTCTTATAAATACATTAGACTTTAGCTTAGATTTACACTATGCTATGGACTATGTAATAGCAGCTTAATAGAAAAGGAGGTGAAATAGTAGACACCTATAGTACAAGCATAATATAAAACAAATAATTAAAAGGAGGCATTAATATGCTAAAGAAGGTAATAAAAAAGATTTTAAATAAGTGTTATAAGAAGGTTAAAACAGTGAAAGATGAAATAACTAAAAAGGTTATTGCAATAACTAAAGCAAATAATGTGTTATATGACTTAGATTATAAGGTACCTATACACACAGTAAGAAGATATGGATACACATTCCATATTAAAGATGTAGATGCAATAGTAAGTGGAGATAAGGCCGCTTTAGTTGTATCAGAAGTAGCAGCTGTATATAAAACAAGTCAAAAATACACTTATGTAATAGCAGTAGATAACGTATTTAAAAAGCTTAGTAATAGAACTAAACAATTTGTATTAGAACATGAAATAGCTCATGTAGTTCATGGATTAGATAATCCTAAGAATAAGTTATCAATAGAAACTAAAGTTGATTTATTAGCAGCTAGAAAGATGAAAATGAATAACATTAAGCTTAGAAAGTGTTTAAGAGAAATAAGAGATAACTGTAACTACTTAAGTAGTAAAAAGATAATGTTAAAAAGAATTAAAAATATAGCAAGATAATTAAAATAAAAATAATAAAAATTAAAGGAGAATAAAAGATATGTTAACAAGAGAAGATATGAAAAATATAAACAATAGATTAAGAGGAACAGGAAAATATATGGATAAACCAATGTACAATACATTAAGAAACAGTGCAAATGGATTCTTAATAGCAGATGCACCAGTAGCATTAGTAGAAGAAGTAAAAGCACCAGAATATAAGATTGAGATAAAAGTACAAGAAGAACCAGTAGTAAGAGTAGAACAACATCAAGAGGAAGAGCTTACTGTACCATACTTTGTAACACCATTCTATATGGAGTGTAAAGTAATAGCAGAAGCAACAGGGAAAACAGTTGATGAAGTAGCTTATCAAAAACTTGCTAGACAGTTAGGAGTAACTACTAGCAAAGCTATTAAATTAGTTCAAGAAGGAAAAATAATAGTTAAATATTAATCTAAACTATATCTATGTCGGGCTATATACAGATGGGGGTCTGTATATACATGGGGCTGCCAACAATCATGTGGGTACGTTGATATTTGGGGAAATATCAATGTAATAGGAGTTGGTATATAGTTTTAAAGTTTTATCAATAGAGTTTTAGACAGCCAATCTGGGGAGATTGAGCTAGTATATCAGGGGGAGATTACCAAATCATATTAGAAAGGACCAACAAAGGCTAAAGGTAACTCCAATGAACAAAAGAGAAATAACAACAATATTAGCAGACAGCTATTCTCCATTAACATCTATGGTAATGCCTATGTATTCTCAAGCTGGGGATATTTGTTTTAGCCAAGGTGATTCTTTCTTAAAACTAGACATGACGAAGGCAAGATATGAAAACAAGAATGGTACTAAACAATTAGGACTAGTACAAATTATTAAATCAAAAAAATAAAATTATATTAGGTAGTGGTTAAGATAGCCACATAGAAGGAGAAATTAAAATGAGTAAATTAACAGTAAATGCAAACGAAATGATAGTAAAAGCAGCAATAGAAAAAGCAGAGAACATAGTAACAATAGAATCAGCATTATCATTAGCAGCACATAAAGGACATGCTAATGCTATAATAAGAAACATTCATAAAATGGTTCCAGTTATAGAAGGTATAGTATTAAGAGCAGCACAAGATAAAGAATCAGGTGATATGTACTTATATGGAGAAAAGTTCTATACAGAAGGTTCTAATAATCCAAATGCTAGAGCATTAATGGAATATGCAAAAGACTTCGATACAGAAGAACAAGTAACAATACCATTATCTCACTGGGATGAAAATGAGAAAGAGTTAGTATCAGATTATACAGTTAAGTGTAATGACAGTACGGCTAAAAGAATGTACGTGTTCACTAAAACTCATACGCTTGTAATATACTCTCAGCTTGAAAATGATATAAGAAAGATTATGAAGAATAGTACAGATGCAGAAATAAAAGATGTTAAAGGTAAATTAGTAGACAATGTTGAAACTATGGGTCTTAGAATAACTAATAAGAATAGAGTATATGTAGCTAATAAAGCAGTAGAAGGTACTCACTTAACAGTATTAAACTGGTCACCATCTAACATGAGAAGTGAAACTCAATTAATGACAGCTATACAACCAGATGATGCATTTAAAATAATGGATAAAGTATCTGGCGGTGCTTTATCTGAAGCAATGGCTGGTAAATTAACAGTAGCTGGTTTAACTAAATTATCAGCTAGATTAGGTATATTAGGTGCTCCATCAGTAGAAATGGTTAAAGCAGCTAATGAAGAGTTTGGTTATGTAATAGTATTAGATGAAATATTAGGACCTCAAGATTACAATGCAGATACTAAGAAGATGTTAGAATCTAATGGTATAGATATAGATAATAATACTTCAGATGGTGCTTACTGTATATCAGTAGAAATGATACAAAAATCATTTGCTAGATTAGGTAGAAACTTATCTATAGATAAAGCATTATTATTTGCAGCTCAAACTAGAGCTAATAAATACTTCACTAAAGTATTCGGAGAAGCTAAGACTCAAAAGAATATGCAATTTAGATTAAATAGATTAATAGAAATGTATGGTGAAGATAAAGTATTATTTGTTGAAGCTGGTACTAATGTATCTCATTTAAATAGAGAAGACTATAAAGTTGTGGTAGTAGGTAACAGAGAAACATTAGGATGCATAATAGACTACAATGGTGGTAAGTTATTAAAGAATATATCTTTACAAAAGATAGTAGAAGGTGATGTAACAACTCACTTACTAGATATAGCTAAGTGTTCAGAAACTGCAACTTCAGGACAAATGTTGTCTAAGTTTTTAACAGCTGATAAAGAAGCTACTATAAATGCATTATTAGAGTGCATGTCAAATAACTTTGATACAGCTTTAGAAAACATATTATCTGGTGATGTAAATGCTCATCAAGCTTCATTAGCTCAATTTATATTAAGATATGTTGAAAATGGAGCTGAAAATACTGCTGCATTAGAAGCATTAATAAAAGAGCAATTACCACAACAAATATCTATGGTATACAAAAATAGAATAGATATAAAAGCTTATTTCCAAAGAGCTTTATTTGATGATACATTCTTCTTAACAGCTGGTAAAGTAGATAGTTTATTAGCTAGAAATGAATACAGTGGAAGATTAGAGTGTTACTCTAGAGATGTAGAAGTTAAATTCATGGAAGAAATAAATGAAATAGAAAACTCTGGTTTAACAAGAGAAGAGAAAGATGCTAAGTTAGCTGTGTTATTAACAGGAGTAGCATTTAAATATCCATCTCCATCTTCTGATGAAAATGCTATAGTGACTTATGTTACTTCAGCACAATTAAAAGCTAGAATAAATGCTATGTATAAAGCTAAGCAAATAACTAGAGAAGAAAGAGCTACATTATTAGATGATTTCTTAAACACTTCTTATGGTGTAACTAAGTTAGGTGCTGATAACACATTAAAGCATAAACTAGCTGGTATGGATACTGACTATGATGGTATAGCTGTAGTATTCGAAAAGAAATTAGTAGACATACTATTAACTAAATACAATGACAATGACGGATTAGCAACAATAATCTGTAAATAATCAGGGAGGGCATCAGGCTCTCTCTATTTTTATATAAGCATTAAAAAATAATAATATCAATTTAAATTAAAATAAAAATATTAGGTGAGCTGTTAATAGACAGCAGAAGGAGAATAACAATGATGAACAATAATATAAACGTAAACACTAAATCTATAGTAGCAGACAGAATGAGAAAGGAAATGGCAGACAATATGATACAACAAGCATTAGTAGCAAGAGATTTAAATAATTATGAAACAGTTAAGTATTTAAAAGCTAATAAGAAAACAGAAATAGAATTAAATAATTCAAGTGACATAGTAAGAGTATTAGCTAGATTAGGATATGTAGCAGGGTCTATGGTTGGTATAATAACTAACTTAGTAGAAGTATCTAGTGTATTAATGGATAATGAATATAATGTACAATTCATAAAAGAAAATGGTACAGCTGATTTAATAAAATTAAGAAAAGTATTCCCAACTGTAGGTACTAAGGGTAATGGTGAAGGATATGAAGCTATATTTGCAGAATCTAATAACAATATATTCTTAGTAGAAAACTTACAAGGAAGACAAATGAGATTAGTTAAAGCTCTTAAATCTGATATAGCTATATTCGTTGAGAAATTAGAAACAACTAAAGTATTTGTTCAAGAAGACTTAGTTAGAATAGGTCAAGACTTAGAGAAGATAGGTAGAGTTATGCAAGAGTTAGAAATAGACTCTGCTAAAGATGCAACAGTTAAAGAAGGTATGATGGAGATAACTGAATTCATGTCAGCTTATACTTGTAAATTAGCTTCTAAGAAATTAACTGTATCTCATAATTTTGCTGAAATAGTAGCTAATAAGAAAGCAGATGCTAAACATAAGAAAGATGTTGAATTTAAATATGCTATAGATGATTACTTACCATTAGATAATGCATATGATGAAGCTAAGAAACAATTTGAATTATTTGTTGAAGCTAATCCAAATTCTACACATGATGAGTTAGTAAAAGCTAAGACTGACGCTATCAATAAAGCAATGAAAGATTCTTTAATAAAAGACTCAGCTACAGAGTTAAAAGAATATATGGTACAACAACAAGCTAACTTCATGGGACAATTAGTAGAAATGTATAAGATGTCAAATATGAAGTTATTTGAAGATTTCTTAACATTAAACATAGATAAAGATGTTAACATTGTACGTTATGTTAAGAAGATGGTTATAATAGCTTGCGAAATGATACACAACCACTTCAAATATGCTAAACATATGCCAATGGCTAAAGTAGATGAATTAGCTGTTAAATTAAGAAACGCTATATATACTCTAGGAGAATCTAAAGGATTAACTCCAGAAGAAACATTCAGAATAGCTTGTAATGCTGGTTGGTTTAAAATATCTATGCATGAAGGAGAAGAAAAATTCATACCATTAAATAATTATAGATATACTGCAATAGCTGCTATGTTCACTAATGAATTAAAGTGGCATTTTAATGCAGATGCTATGTATAGTACTATAGAGGTAGAGATACCAGATGGTTATGAGATAGCTCCAGGAACTCCATTCTATATGGAAAATGGTGAATATGAAGTTGAATTAGAAGATGGTTCATCTGACTTCATATTCTGTACTGAAGAAGATGACTATACAGGTATAGTTATAGCTAAAGTTATAAACGGTGAAGCAGTATTTGTTAAGTATGTAAATGAGTATGAATATGAGCCAGTTGAATTCATAATGTTTGATGAAGTTTGTGATTTAACACAAGCTGCTAACATATATGATGCTCAAAATGCTACTGATGAACAAATATCAAATGCAGTTACTACTATAACTGAAACTAATACTAATGGTATGGATGCAGAAGAAAAAGAATTAGCTGAAAAAGCTGATGCTATAAAGCTTAAAGAGTCATTCAACTTATGGACTAATGTTATAGAGTTAAGTTTAACTAAGAAAGATGAATATGCATTACATACCATCAAGTTAAGTAATAAAACTTATTTAAACATTAGAAAAGGTGAAGCTGCATCTAGAATGCTAGGTAGAATATCTCATGCATTCAAAACTAATGCTATGAGTGAATATACTACAATAGATACAATTGTATGTGCTAAAGGTGCTATCACTATATTAGGATAGTAACAAATATAGAGGGGTCTAATGGCTCCTCTTTTTAATTAAACTTAAGATAAATAAAAATAATTTAAATAACAAAGGAGAAAATGAAAATGGAAAACGTAAAAGAATTATTAAAGAAAGAACAACAAGCAAAGGATATATTAGCTAATATAGGAAGAGAAAAAGAAGAATTAGCTATAAACAAATTAACAGAATTAAAAGAAATATTAGCTGCATTAGACTGCTCTCATTTATTAGAAGCTGAAACTATAGAAAGAATAGTAGAAAAAGCTATTATAAAGAAAGGTAAAGTAGTAGAAGTAGTTAAAGAAAATAATCCAGTAAATATAACAATAAACAAAGGTAAGATAGTACAAGGTCCAGTACAAGTTGTACAAGATATGACTGAAATAGAGAAGCATTTAAATACAATAGCTGAACAAGGAAAAGAAATAGAAAGACTTAGAGAAAAACTAGCTGAGAAAGAAGCAGCGAAAATAACAGAAACAACAAACGTGTTCAATGAAGATGATTATATGGAATTCTTAGCTTCACAAGAAGAAAGTATAATGTCAGAATTAAAACACTATGAGCAACAACAACCAATAGTTAAAGAACAAGTTAAGAAGGAGGTTAAAGAGGAAAAGAAAACTGAGAAGGGAGAGAAGAAAAATATAGACGCTCCACAATTTGTTGAAGTGTCTAATAGTAAAGTAGGAAAGAATCCTAATGCTAAACTGTATCAAACAGAGAAGTGTTATTTAATAGCTAGTCCTACTACAGATGAAATAACTTGGTTATCTAACGAAGAATTATCTGATGCTTATAAAATAGCTGTAGAGAATATGTTAGTAGCTGAGCACAAGTTCTTAACAAATAGAACTAAATTATCACCAGTTAAAATAAATAGAAATAATGGTTATATGGCAAGAAGTTCTGCTATGAAAGGTATAACTGAATTCTCTATGGAAGATGTTTTAGTTGGTTATGTAAAGATAGATAACAAATTCTATCTATATAGTTATTGTCCTAAATATGCTAGACCTAATGTAGATTCATTAGAAGCTATAATAGCTAAGCAAAATAAGACAATGCCAAACATGTCTATAGTTACAAAGGTGACAGCAGTAGTTATAGATATGTACAAGGAATATAAAGCATTAGTAGATGCTGCTAAGAAGGAAACTGAAAGAGTAGCAGAAGAAAATGCTAAGTCATTTAATGAGAAGCAAGAAGCTAGAAGAGCTCAACGTGAAGACGATGAAGCTTTAATAGCAGCTGCTGGCTTATTAGATAAAGTAAAGAAGAATAAGAAGAAAGTAGTTCCAACTGCTTCATTCTCAAGTTCTTCTATGCTTGATGACATAGAGGCTAAACTGTTCTAAGCCTAACTCCCCTACGGGGAGGGTACATTTGCTAAGCCCTACGGGTGTTTTCACAGAAAAGGGCAC